CTCAACGCCATCCCAGCCAAACCAGTCAACGGTGAAACCGTTCTTGCTGGCAAAGCCGAAGAAGGCACCAAGCAAACCGAACTGAAAGGTCTCGATAAAGTCGAAGCCGCTTTCAAAGCTCAAAAACAATCTCACTAAACAAACAATACTATGCCAAACAACCTAACTCTGTTAGACCTTGCCAAGCTCAACGGACATGATCCCATCGTCGGTCTGATTGAGGAAGTCGCCAGTGCCTCGCCCGAGGTGACAACCATCCCAGCTCGCACGATCCGCGGCACGTCCTACAAGACTGTGACTCGTAACAGTCGTCCTAGCGTTGCATTCCGTCAAGCCAACGAAGGCACGGACGCTACCAAATCGAACTTCACCGAGCGTCTCGTTGAGTGCTTCATTCTCTCCGCACGCGTTGAAGTCGATAAGGCTGTTGCTCGCGGTTACGAGGACGGAGCCGAGGCTCTCCAAGCTATCGAGGCCATGGGCGTCATGCGTGCTGCTCTGACCACCGTCGGAACACAAACCATCTATGGTGACAACGCAAGCTCGAAAGGCTTCGCTGGTCTGCAAACATTGGTTAGCGCTCTTGGCAGTGACATCGTAGTTGATGCAGGCGGCACAACCTCCGCAACTGGATCCTCGGTCTATGCCATCAAGGCTGGCAACACAGGCGTGCAATACGTCTACGGCAACGGCACTACCTTCGACCTCTCGCCATTCCGCGAAGGCGACGCAGTTGATGCAGACGCCAAACGTTACGCAGCATTCATCGCTGACCTCACCGCATGGATCGGCTTCCAGTGCGTCAACAAGCACGCAATCGGTCGTTTGAAAAAGCTCACCGCAGACAGCGGCAAAGGATGCACAGACGCCAAGATCGCCGAGCTTCTCAGCAAGTTCCCAGTTGGCGAGCGTCCGACTCACTTGCTCATGTCGCGCCGTTCCGCGTTCCAGCTCCAAGTCAGCCGGAACACAACCCCATCGACCAAGCAGGAAGCCTTCACTGGCATCCTTCCCGGCGTGCCAACGGAATCCTTCGGAGTTCCAATCATCATCACCGACTCGATCGTTGACACCGAAACCCTCAGCTAATCCTAACTAAATGAAATCATGAGCTTCGAATTTAACCGAAACATTCAAGACAAGAATTACACCTCCACTGTTGCGATTGCACAGGCAGGTGCTAACACCGCAGCATTTGACCTTGAGCAAGTAGTTGGTGGCGACATCGAGCGAGTAGTTTTCTCGCTTGCTGCACCGACCGCTGCTGGTATCGCCGACACCAAAGTCGTGACCTACGCACTGCAAGACAGCGCCGACGGTTCTTCTTGGGCTGCCGTTGATCCAGCGATCAGCACGACTCAGACCGCTACTGCCTCCGGCATCGTTGCCAAAGAGGTTCGCTTCCGCGTGCCAGCTAACACCCGTCGCTATGTGCGCATCGCTCAAACGATGACCGCCTCGGCTGGAGCTGTTACTGGCAACATGGTCGCCAAGCTTTTGTTCTAATCCGTTGGAACTTGTGTGCAAAGGGCGACGGAGTTGGTAGTTTCCTCCGTCGCCCTAAATTCTTGAAACTCATAACAACATGGCTTGGCTCGCTCTTACATACTCCGCTCTACGTGACAGACTCTCAACCGAGGAGTTGAATCGGTTACTCGCTGAATGTCCCACCTCAGAGGACAAAGCGCATGAGATCCTAACGAGCGTAGCACAAGACATTGCTTCACGCGTCAACTCTGGCAGGCGCAAGCGTGGATTGCCACCGGTCGTCAACACCGGCTTGTATGTGCCACCAGGCGCTCGCCGACACGCCTACAATCTCTGCCGTCAAGAACTGACGGACTCCTACCCTTCGCTGGCTGAATTCAACGGCGATGATCGACGCAGAGCAGTCGAGGAAGCCAATAGCTATCTCGATGACCTCGCCAACAATAACGCGGATTCCGATGATACCGGAGCCGAATCATTCGCTGCTACAACTGGCAGTTCTTTTCGCTATGGCGGCGCTGCTGTCATGAACTTTTCAGAATCACCATGAGCCTTATTCGCCAAATAGTCGAAAGCATGGCAAAGACGCTGAAGGATCATGCGTATTTCCGCACCGTGCCGATTATTCCCGTTCTGGTTCAGGATCACAAAGACATCGACCGTGAGATCGAGAACGCAATGAGCAAGGCAGGCGCCTTCGTCATGGTCAACTTCTCGCAGAGTGAGGCATCGTCACCCGACACACCCGGACCATACATGGACTCTGCGACGTTCTCGGTGACATGCTCCGAGATTCCAAGCGTCTGGAGACAGCAGGCTGGTAACATGTCAAAACCAAGTGCAACAGAGATTGGCGAGGCAGTGGCTCGCATTCTGCATCATCACAAACCAGTCGATACAAACGGCGATTCACTCACCGGCGGCGTTCTCACTTTCGAATCCATGCAGGAGGATGCAACACCTCCGATGCTTCAACAAATTATTACTTTCAACTGCCCAGTGGGGCTACAAAATACAACTCCAACACGATAAATTATGCCAACATTCGACAGAACCACCATCGTTCGCGGTCCTTGCAAAATCACCTATGATTTGCAGACATTCTACTCCAAAGCAGGAGTAGTGCTTACCACGACCAACTCGACATTCGACAAAGAAACCGACGCATACGGCATCGTGAGCAAGTCGAAAACCGACTTCACCATCGTCGTCGAATTTGAGCCAGTTGGCGAGATCGAGGCGCTCGCAGTTCTTTTCCCGCACGGCAACACCGCAATGGGTGCCAGCATTTACGGTTCGACCGACAAGAACCTTGTCATCGTATCGGCTGACAAAAAATATACGATTCTGAACGCTCAGATCACGCAGATGCCGACCATCTCGTGCAGTGCGACCAAGACCGCGTTCGGCTCAGTGCAGTTCACAGGATTGCTCAAGAAAGACGGCGATCCACAGAACATCGAGGACTACTACACGACAGACGACGGCGAGAGCATCGGCACAGGATTCAATCCGTCCTTGATCTACACCGCACCTTACACCGCGACACTTGGAGCACTTGATCCATTCATGAGCGCAGAAGGCTTTGAGATCAGCTTTGACCTTTCACTCAATCCAGTGCTTGTCGATGGAATCGGCACGGTGGACATGAGCATGGGCAATCTCGGATGCAACATCTCATGCATTCCGACAGGCATTGCCCAACTTGACTTCGATACCTTCTTCGACAGCCTCAGCGCAGGTGAGGACTTGGCAGTGAGCGCACTCGACATTTCGACCACCACTGTAGGCGGCTTGAACTTCGATGCAGCAGCGGTTCAAGTCACCGAGCTTCAACGCAACTTCTCAGCGAGTGATAACCGACTCGGCACGCTCACCATGAGCGCCAAGCGGACATTCAGCATCGGAGCGCCTGTCACTCTATTCACAGTAGCAGCAGTTTCCTAAGCCATGTTCGTACGACTCCAGCGCGGCTCGATTGCTTACGACCTCGCCGGTGGCGACGGTCAAAGGAGCGAAACGTCCAACTTTCAAATCTCGGCTGAGCCGAACTTCCAGCAGGTGCAATACATCGAGGCTGACCAGTTCGACCAGTTCTTCCGAGGTGGATCCAGCACGACTGTTAGTTTCAGCAGCGTGCTGACCTTCTCAAGTCTGACCGACGCCGAGAACTACTTGCTCAATATGCCTCAAGGCTTGCTCTCACAGGCGAGCCAGACGGTAACGATCGGCAGGCTGACAGCAGCAGGCACGGCACAAGTTGAAACGCTTGTATGTGTCGGCACCACGACACAAGCTGGCAACATCAACTGGTCATTCACGAGCGTGGACGTGACAGCAAGCGGCACGACCGCGGTGCTATCGGGCGATACACCGACACAATACGCGGCGAAGATCGCAACCTCGCTCAATGCGAATTCAAGCATCGCCTTCCGCTACATCATCACCAGCTCAGGTGCGAATGTCATCATCACGAAGCGGCAGCCAGAAGCCAATGACGGCACGCTTGCTCTGGTGACGACGAACGGCACACCACCGCCAGGTATCACAGGTGCAACGAGTGCAAACACAACGGCTGGAGTCGCTCCGACAATCTCGAACTCGAAAACGCTCAGCAGCGTCTCATGCGTGGTCAATCTCGCTCAGAACGGAGTTTCGGTCTTGCAAAACGTAACAATCCTCGGTAAATACTAAGCCATGGCAGCGAAGAACGTCGATATCAAGATCAACACAACTGCAAGCGGGACAGGCGCAAAGCAGACCGCGGCTGACATGGAAAAGCTGGCTGCATCATCTACCAAAGCAGCGGCAGCGACAAACGCAGTCACAACTTCAACAAGCAAGCTTGGCTCACGCGCTGGCGCTGTTGGTATGCAGGTGCAAGACATTGCAGTCCAAGCGCAGATGGGAACGAGCGCGGTCACGATCTTGGCGCAACAAGGTACGCAGATTGCCAGCATCTTCGGACCGCAGGGAGCCATTGTTGGCGCTCTCATCGGCGTCGGTGCAGTCGCGGCAAAAGTGTTTTACGACATGGCTGTGGCTTCTGCGGTGACAGGTGAGGCGATGGAGGATGTGGGAGAAACGATCAAGCAGGCGTTCTCTCAGAATACGACAAGGGAAATCGAAGAATTCAACAACTCACTGAGTTCGCAAACGCAATTTGCGGAGGCATTGCGCCAAGCAGAGCTTAGCTTGTATGAAGTTCGAAACCAAAGAGCCGAGGCAGATGCAAGGCTGATTGGATTGCAGTTGAAGCTCGATGAGGCGGCAGTCAATTACCTTTCGTCCACAGGTCAAATCGTTGACAAAGAAAAGGCATTGCTCGCAGTCAGAACGCAGGCAGCAGAGGCAGAGAAAAAGGCTTCCATCGAGGCAGAATTGGCGAGAGTTGAAAATGCACGGAAGAAATACAATTTGTTCGTTGCACAAACCGATGACGTTCTAGCAGAGCAAGCAAAAGCTGAAAAACGACTCGCGGAACTTGAAGCACGCCAAGCTCAACTTTCGTCTGACGTGACATTTCGCAGAGGACAAGATCAGGCGGCGATTTCATCAGGAGCGCAAAAAGCTGACTATGTAAACCCACAGACCACGCTCATCGAGGAGCAACTGAACGCTGTCACGAAGCAGATTCAAGACGTGAACAACACGCTGCGCAAGATTCCTGATAGAATCAATGAAATCTCGCAAAGCTCAATTACGGTCGCCACCGAAGTCGATTTGGCAATCGCTGAATCAAAATCCAAGATCGACGAGATCAATCAAAAGTTCGACCTGACGACCAAAGCACAAGCGCTCAGCACTGCGACCGAAAGTATCACAAAAGGAGCGGCTGAAATCGTCAAGGAAATTGACGAGTTTCAGGCAGTCACTCCGCTCCAGCAGCAGGCGAAGGATGAGATCAGGCAAGCGGCAATCGATGGGGTCATCAATGCCAAAGATCAAGTCACAATTTCAGGCAATCTCAGAACTCTCATGAGTTCGCTCAAGACTGGGCAAGAAGGCAATCTGAAAACGCTTCGTGAGCTTTTGACGCTCAATGACACCATTGGAGCCAAGATGCAATCGCTATCAAATGAGATTTCAGGATTGAAGCAAAAAATCAATAACATCACAGTGCGATAATGCCAGTTTGGACTATAACGGGAGAATCAGGGAAAGCTTGGGACACAACGTCCAAGACGCTGGCAGAGCGTGCAGTAGAAAATGCATCGCTCACGTTCCGCAGCGTCGGAACGGATGAATTGGTGCTGAACATCTCACCAGAAAACGTCGTCAGCTACACGGCGCCGACCTATGCACAAAGAGTTGATCTTTTCCGCAACGGCTCGCGGTTCTTCACGGGTTACGTCACGAACGTCCGAACGACATCGAACAACTCGATCACGGTCACGATCAGTAATGCGTGGTGGTTCTTGGAGCGCATCAATTACGTCACGAGCCAGACCGATGGCGCAGGAGCAAGTGCGAATCGTCTCACGGGAGTTTTCGGTGATGCAACAAGCGGGACGAACCTCACCACGGCGATTCAGACTGCAATCAATACGAGCGTTTCACTAGGCGCTCCAATGGCAAACATCGCAGGTGGAAGCACGGTCGGAACATATTTCGACATCCCGCGCGTCACGCTCAACCAGTCAACTTGTGCGCAGGTGATCAGTGAGCTTGTAAGGCTCGTTCCTGACACGATGACCTATTTCGACTATACGAACTCAACTCCGACATTCAACGTCGTCAGGCGGGCAGCAGCGACCACACGCACGCTGACTATCGGCACCTCACCGGTGGAAGATTTCGAAGTAAACCCGATGATCGAACTGCAAGTCTCACAGGTGGTTCTCCCCTACGTCACGCGAGACACCAACGGACTGACCAGCTACCAGACGCAATCTTCAGGCACGGCAGCAACGGGCAAGATTCAAGTTCTCACCATCAGCGGTCCAGAACTCGACACCTTTCTGCCGAACGAGTATTTCGATTCCGCAACGCTGACAGGCTTCCCGCTCGCTACGCAGTTCGAGGACTTCGTTTTATCATCATCAGAATTCGCTGGAGCGGTCGCGAACGGGCTACGCTTTACCAAGATCAACATCCAGCAAGGGCAGCGGCAATACAGCGGCTATTCATCAAGCAAAAGCCCACAGACTGGTTTATTCAGCGGAACTAGATACGTGCAATACACTCAACCGGCAGCGTCGGTCACCGATGACACAGGACAACCTGCTTCACTTGGCTCACAGTTGATCCTTTCCGACAACTTGCCAGAATGGGCGATCACGGCACACAATCTCAAGCCGATTGTGATTTCTGGCGAGTGGATTTATGAGTGGAAAGATCTCAGATTTCAATTTTTTGAATATATTGTGAATGATGGATTGCCTCCGTGGTTGGCATCAGTCAGCGGATCAGAGAAGCG